CTGTATCAAGATATAAGCGCGGGAATGATAACTAAAATGAGCTGGGCTTTTACAGTCGCAGAGGAGAGCTACGACAGAGAAACCCACACCCGCACAATACTAAAGATTAAAAAAGTATATGACGTATCGGCGGTAAGCATCCCAGCTAACAACGATACCGAAATAGCAGCGCGTAATTTTGCACGCGGGAGACGTGAGGCAGAACAGCAGGAGCAGCTGGAAAGACGCATAAAAGCACTTATGATAAGAGCAACTATTTAACCAAATACTAAGAAACGAGGTAAAAGAGATTATGAACAGACGTAAAGAAATCGAGCTTAGACTTGCTGCTATTAAGCAGGAGTTACAGACAAGAGCAGCAGAACTTACTACAGAAGATATTGAGAAGTTGGAAACCGAAGTAAACGCGTTACACGAAGAGCGCGCCGCATTGGATGCAGCAGCAGAAAAGAGAAATACTTTGCTTGCACAGCTTGCAGGTGGCGAAACAGTAACCGACGATAACGGCAATATTACTGCATCCAGAGTAGTAAGAACTTTTAGAGGCGCAGACGGCGCTAACGAAGATATGCAGGCAGCAGACGGCGACAAGTACGCTACTATGGCATATCGTAAAGCATTTATGGAGCACGTAACACGCGGCGCAGCTATTCCAGCGGAATACAGAGCGGACGCAGTTAGCAAAACTACAGACGTAGGCGCGGTTATTCCTACTACTGTACTTAACCAGATTATCCAGAAGTTAGAAAGTACTGGTATGATTTTAGCACTTGTTACCAGAACTGCTTACAAGGGCGGCGTAGCTATTCCAGTATCTACTGTTAAGCCTACTGCTACTTGGGTAAGCGAGGGTGCAGGCAGCGACAAGCAGAAACACGGAGTAACAAAAGACGGTATGATTACTTTCGCATACCATAAGTTACGTTGCGCTGTAGCTGTATCTTTGGAAGTAGATACAATGGCTATTGCAGCTTTCGAAAGCCTCTTAATCAACAACATTGTAGAGGCTATGACAAAGGCGTTAGAGCAGGCAATTATTAGCGGTACTGGCGCAGGACAGCCAAAGGGTATTATTACAGAAACACCAGCAGACGGGCAGGTAATCGAAACCGCAGCGCCTGCATATCAAGACCTTATCGACGCAGAGGGCGCATTGCCTATCGCTTACGAGCGTAACGCAGCTTGGGCTATGTCCAAGAAAACATTTATGCAGTACTACGGCTTGACTGACGACAGCGGCCAGCCTATCGGTAGAGTAAATTACGGACTTGCTGGAAAGCCAGAGCATACACTTTTAGGCAGACCAGTAGTAGTAAACGACTACTTGCCAAGCTTTGCAGCAGCAGCTAACGACACAGTAGTAGCTTTCCTTTTCAACTTCAAGGACTACGTAGTAAACACTAACTACGCTATGGGCGTTAAGAAGTATGAGGACAACGACACAGACGATATGGTAACTAAGGGTATTATGCTTGCAGACGGCAAGGTAGTAGACAAGAACAGCTTAGTAACATTAAAGAAAGTGGCAGCAGTTAGCGCGTAAGCGCTGGCTGCAAAGCCATTAGAAAGGCGGCAATATGATTAAAGCACACCTAGACGCAGAACAGCTTAAGGAATTTAAGAAAGACGAGCTAGTACAGCTTGCAAAGGACTTAGGCGTAGAAAGCGACGGAACTAAGGAAGAGATAGCGGCACGTATCGCAGCTATTGAGGTAGAAGTACCAGAAGAGCACGAGCTTACAGCTGACGAGCTAAAAGAAATTAGAGCAGCAGAGGCAGAGGCAAAAGCTAAAGCAGAGGCAGAGGCAAAAGCTAAAGCAGAGGCAGAGGCAAAAGCCAAAAAGCCAGAGACTGTAAGGGTAGAGTGCATCCAGACTTATAAGGACTTAGAACTTAAGAGAACTGTAAGAAAGGGCACAACGCTTAACGTAAGCAAAGACAGAGCGCAGGTACTGCTAGATAGAAAGCTTGTAAAGAAAGCTTAGAAAGCGGGTAGACTATGGCAGATACAACATTAACAGAAAAAATGAGGCAGGCGCTACGCGTAAGCAGCAAAAGTGAGGCTATTACTGACGAAATTAACGACACTATAGAGGCTTGCAAAGCAGACCTTGCAGCAGTAGGCGTGGTTAAAATCGACGAAACGGACGCGCTTATTATTAGAGCTATTAAGTTGTACTGCCGCGCCGAGTTTAACTTTAACGGAAAGGCAGAGCAGTACAGACAGTCTTACGACTTGCAGAAAATGTCTTTAAGCCTAGACGGGGACTACAACAGCGTAACCGAAACGGACACAGAAAGCGAGGCGTAATATGGCAGACTGGTTAAACGAAATAGAGCTTATAAGCGAGCCAGAGCCAGCGGAAAGAGTTAATAGTAACGGCTTTGCAGTAGATGCGGAAGAGACTATAAACAAAGTCTTTTGTAACGAAAAGTCGGTAGGCTATGCAGAGTTTTATAAGTCGCAGCAGCTAGGCATACAAGTAGACCTTAAAGTAGAGGTACATATAGTGGACTACAGCGGCGAACGAAAAGCAAAGTATAACGGCAAACGCTACAGCATCTTAAAGACGTACAAAATAAACGACGACGTAATAGAGCTTACACTTAGCGACCTGCGGGAGAACCAGTAGAAAGCAGGTGTAATATGGCTACGTTTGAGGCAGAGGGCTTAGAAGAATTAGCCTACGCGTTTTTACGGCAAGAGCAAAAAGCAACAGAGACAATAAACGCTATGCTAGAGGCGCAGGCAGATGTATACGTAGAAGAACAGCAGCAGGCGGCCAGACAATATGGCATAAACAAAACGGGCGGCTTTATAGCCAGCCTAAGAGCCAGCGAAACAAAGACCGAGGGCACACAGATTTTTAAAGAAATCGTGCCAGAGGGAAGAGCGCCGCACAAGGCAGACTATGGCGGCGGGGGAGCGAAACGAAAAGGAAAGAGCCAAAAAGGAAACGTAAGATACGCAACTATTGGCTATATTTTCGAGTATGGCACTAGCAGTATGGCGGCCAGACCTTGGCTTACAAGAGGAAATCTAAAGGCAGAGGACAAAGCGTACAATAAAGCTAAAGAAATCTGGGACAAATACGTAGACGAAAGCTTTAAATAGCGGGAAAGAGGGCACAGTATGACACTTGGAGAAACATTACAAGAGTTATTGCCTACGCAAAGAGGCGTATATACTGGCAAAGATAAGCCAAACCAGTATATAACTTGGCTGCGTATTGATATGTCGAGCGCACTAAACGCAGACGACGAGGAAAAACTAACGCGAGCTACGTACAGAGTAACGCTTTTTAGCAAGGGCGACTTTGAGGAAATCTTACAAAGGATAAAAGACACATTAAAGGCAGCGGGGTACTACATTAACAGCGTAGACGGGGAACTTTACGAAACCGCTACGGGTTACTGGCAAGTACCTATGACAATACAATTTTTAAAGGAGTGATAAGACTATGACATTAGGACTTAAAGACTTGTACTACGCTATCATTACCGAAACAGACGGCGTAGAAACATACGGAACACCTAAGAGACTATCCGAGGCGCTTACTGCGGACTTATCCGTAAACGTGGCAGAGGCTACATTATACGCAGACGACGCATTAAGCGAAAACGAGGCAGAATTTGTAAGCGCAGCTCTTAAGCTTGGCGTTAAGGACTTAACAAACGAAGTGCTTAAGGATATTTTAGGGCAGGAACTGGACGAGGACGGCATTTTATGGGCTGGAGAGGGCGACGCCGCACCATTCGTAGCAGTAGGCTTTAGAGCAAAGAAGAACGCCACACAGTACCGCTATATCTGGTTACAGCGCGGTAAGTTCAAACCGATTAGCGAAAGCTTTGAAACTAAGGGCGAAAGCGTAAACTTTAAAACCCCAGAAATTGAGGGAACATTTAGCAAGGCGCTTGGCTCTGGCAAGTGGAAAGCAGACTATACGGGCGAACCTACTACAGACATTGCTAAGAACTGGTTTACAGCTGTAAAGACATATACACCAGCTGTATAAGATAGTGGAAAGGAGAGGGCGTAGACGCGGGAGCTACGCCCAAAGGTAATAAATGAGCGCAGTAAAAGACGGCAGATATGTAATTGATTTAGGCGGCAGAGAGGTAAAGCTACTCTTTTCTCTTAACGCATTGGATGAAATCCAAGACAAATTCGGCGGCTATGATAAGCTGGACGAAGTATTTAACAAGGACAACCCTAATATGATTAAAGACTTAAAGTGGCTGCTTACCTTGCTTATTAACGAGGGAGCGGACGAGGGCGAGCCAGAGCTTACAGAAAAGCAGGTAGGGCGCTTAATCCACTTAGGAAACTTTAACGAAGTGCAAAACGCTATTTACGCGGCCTTTGCGTATGGTGCAAGTGGTGGCGCTAAAGCGGATGCGGACGAAGAGGAAACAGACGAGGGAAACGCACAGAGCGCGCAGGAGAATTAGACACCGCGCGCTTACTGTATATAGCGGTAACAATGCTACGATTTACTGAAAAAGAGGCGTGGCACAAGACACCATACCAAATTATAACGCTATTTAAGTACCACAAGGAGTATAACCCGCAGCAGTTCGGAACAAGCCAGCAAAGCAGCGTAAGCAGCCGAGCTGGGGAAGTCGCAGACATAGACTTAGCGCTAGGAGGCTTTTAGTATGGCAGATACAGAAAAAACAGTAAAAACCAGAGTAGCGTTTGACGGCGAGGCAGAGTACAAAGCAGCGGTTAAGGACATAAATAGCAATTTAAAAGTGCTTAATTCGGAAATGAAACTTGTAACCGCGGAGTACAAGACAAACGGCGCTAGCCTAGAAAGTCTAAAGGCTAAGCAGGACACGCTTAACAAGATTTACGAAGAACAACAAAAGAAGATAGACGAAACCAAGACAGCCTTAGAAAAGTGCCGTAAGGAACTTGGGGAAAATTCGGACGAGGCAAAAAAGCTGGAAACAAGCTTAAATTATCAAAAAACAGCCCTAGTAAATACGCAGGGCGAACTTAATAAGCTGGCCGCGGAAATGCAAGAGGCAGAGAAAGCAACGGACGAAATGGGCGACGAGGTAGAGGAGATCGCAGAGCAGGCAGAAAAAGCCAGCGGTAAGTTTGCAAACTTTAAAAGCGTAATGGCAGATATAGGCGGCGCAGTAGCCAAAGGCGTAGTAGCGCTGGGGACAGCAGCAGCAAGCGCAGCTACTGGACTGGCGGCGCTAACAGTATCTGGCGGCGCTTACGCAGACGAAGTGCTTACAATATCTGCAAATACGGGGATAGCTACAGACAGCTTGCAAAAATACCAGTATGCGCTTAACTTTATCGACGGCGACATAGAGACGCTTACTAAGACAATGGAAAAGCAAAAGCAGCAAATGGGTAACGCGGCAGAGGGAAATAAAATAGCTGCAGCTGCATACGAAAGACTAGGAATAAGCGTACAAAACGCAGACGGCACATTTAGAGACAGCGAAGAGGTGTACTGGGAAGTTATCGACGCTTTAGGGCAGGTAACGGACGAAGTAGAGCGAGACAACCTAGCTACAGACTTATTAGGCAAGTCAAGTAAAGACCTGCGTACAGTAATAGAGGCAGGCAGCGAGGCGTTTAAGGCATACGGCGCAGAGGCAGAGGCTATGGGCGCTGTAATGAGTGGCGACAACCTAGCAGCACTTGGAGCTTTCGACGACAAAGTACAGCAGCTTAAAGCAGGAATGGGCGGGCTTAAAAATGCGGCAGCTATGATAGCGTTACCATTTTTAGACACGCTGGCAAAGGACGGCGTAAGCATCCTTGGCGAATTTTCCAGCGGAATACAAGCGGCAAACGGAAACGTAAACGAAATGGCTAAAGTAGTAGGCGGTACGCTTAATAGCGTAGTATCGCTTATAGTATCTAAGCTGCCAGAGTTTGTAAAAATGGGTACAGACCTTATTACGTCTCTGGTAAGTGGGCTAGCAGAACAGCTGCCGACGATAACCAGCGCGGCCATAGAAATTATTAACACGCTGGCGCAAGGTATTATAACAATGCTACCAGTAATATTGCAGGCAGCAGTAGACATTATAGTACAGTTGGCGACGGGAATAGCGCAGGCGATACCAACGCTTATACCTGCAATAGTAGACGTAGTGCTTAACATAGTGGAAACGCTTATAAGCAACATACCTGCAATACTGGCAGCAGCAATACAGCTGCTTACAGCTATAGTGGATGCAATACCAGTAATTATAGTTAAAATCGTAGAGGCTTTACCAAACCTTATACAGACGATAATAGACACACTTATAGCAGCGCTGCCATTGATACTGGACGGGGCTATAACAATGCTTATGGCTATAGTGGACGCTATACCGACTATCGTAACTGCATTAGTAGAGGCGCTACCACAAATACTTGACGCTTTGCTTACTGGAGTACTGGCTATGCTGCCACAGCTTTTAGAGGCAGCAATTACGCTGCTTATGGCGCTAGTAGATGCAATACCAACTATTGTAGTTTGCTTAGTAGAGGCGCTACCGCAGATAATTAACACGCTGGTAAGCACGTTGCTAAACGCATTACCACAGCTTTTAGAGGCAGCAATTACGTTACTTATGGCATTGGTGGACGCTATACCAACTATCGTTATGGCGCTTATTGAGGCACTACCACAAATACTGGTAACGCTACTTACGTCTATAGATAGCTGGCTACCACAAATGCTGGAAATGTGCATAACTCTATTTATGAAATTAGTAGAGGCAATACCAACGCTTATTATTAAGCTGGTAGAGGCTTTACCGCAGGTACTACAGACGCTTGTAACGACGTTTGCAAGCTGGCTGCCACAGATAGGGGAAAGCGCGCTAAGCATAGTTACTACGATTATCGACTTTATAAAGGAACTGCCTAGTAAAATCTGGAACGCCATTATAGGCGCAGTTACCAAAATTGCAGAGTGGGGCGCAAATATGCGCGGAAAGGCAAGCGAAACAATTACAAATATGGTAAACACCATTATTAACGTAGTTAAGGAGCTGCCTAACAAAATCTGGAACGCAATAGTAGGAGCAGTACAGAAAGTAGCTACGTGGGGTACAAATATGCTTAGCAAAGCAAAGAGCGCAGTAACTACAGTAGTAAACGGAGTAGTAAACGGCTTTAAAAACCTGCCAAGTAAAATTACGGACGTAGGAAAAAATATAGTGCAGGGCTTATGGAATGGCATAAACAATGCTAAAGACTGGGTAATAGGCAAAATAAAAGGCTTTGGCGATAGCATTATGAGCGGAATTAAAAGCTTTTTCGGCATCAATTCGCCGTCTAGGCTGATGCGAGACGAGGTAGGTATATACCTTGCACAAGGTATCGGCGTAGGATTTAAAAACGGAATGAGAGACGTAAACGAAATGATTAGCGACAGCATCCCGCGAGAATTTGACGTAAACCCAGCAGTAAACTTTAAGCGCAGCACTATTAGCAGCGAAAGCAACGAGAATACAGAAGAGGCAGCAGGCGGCAGAGGCTTTGTAGTAAATCAGTACATTTACGCAAATGAAACAGACTACGCAGAGCAGCAGCGCTTAGCTACAAAGAACTTTAAGGCTATAGCAAGGACGGTGTAGTATATGGAATACGAAAAGCTGATATACACTAACGAACGAGGCGAAAAGCTAGAGCTTGGCGTAAGCAGTTCTTATTACGTGAACGTAAGCAAGGACGTTAAGGGTATGTCTGACGTAGATAACACCATATACACTACAAATAGTGTAGGGCAAGACGGCAGCACGTACACGGGACAGCGCATAGAGCCTAGAAAGATAACCATAACTGGCTATCTAAAAACAAAAGATAAAATACAAGCGATTAACTTACGCCGCAGGGCACTTAAGATACTTAACCCAGCACTAAAGGGCAAGCTTACATACAGCTACGCAGGCTATAAAAAAACTATAGACTGCGTAGTAAGCGACAGCCCAGCGTTTTATAAAAAAGGCTTGTTTATGCAGTTCGACATAGACTTAACGTGCCCTAACCCGTTCTGGAAGAACGAGCAGGAAACGAAAGAGGACGTAGCAAAGTGGGTAGAAACGCTAGAGTTTCCAGTAGCCATAGAGCAGGACAGCAACGGCGTTATATTCGGCTACAGAATAGAGAATGTAATAACAAATCTTTATAACGAGGGCGACGTATCTACAAGTATGCGCATTAAAATAGCTGCCGTGGCAAAGGTAGTAAACCCAGAAATAAGAAATATGGACACGGGCGAATACATCAAGCTTAATATGGAAATGGCAGCAGGCGACGTAATAGAGATTACCACAGAATACGGCAACAAAAATATTACTTTAACAAGAAACGGCGACCAATTAGACTACTTTAGAGCACTGGACGTAGATAGCACATTTTTACAAATGGATATAGGCGATAATACGTACAGATACAATGCAGACGAGGGCACAAGCAATATGGAAGTAACCATATACTACAACCCGCAGTACTTGGGGGTATAGCCTATGGATATTAGAATATACGACCAGACGTTAGAGCCAGCGGGCACAATAGACGAAATAGTAACGCTAATATGGCAGGTAAAATACTTTGATGTAGGCACGTTTAAGCTGCTAGCACCTGCTACGGCAAATAACCTTAAGCTACTTGTTAAAGGTAACATAATTACCAAGCACGACGGCGCCGCAGACCACGTAGACAGCGAGGGCACGAGCTGGCGTCGCGCGGGGCAGGTAACTTATGTAAATATCACTAAGGACAATAAAGGGCAGGAGCAAATAGAGGCACAAGGCTTTATGCTTAGCCGCTGGCTTAGTAAAAGAGTGGTTATGCAGCAAATAGTAACAACGGGAACAAAGCAGCAAGTAATAAATATGCTGGTAAGCAGGAACTGCGGAGCAGATGCAGCGGCCGCTAGAAAGTTCCCGCAGTTTGCTATTATTAAGCAGGACGACTTAGGCGGCACAGCTACAAAGTATAGCAACGAGGTATACGTAGACCTTGGCGTAGAAGTAAAAAGCGAGGCGCAGGCTGGAAAGCTTGGCTACGATATACTCATAGACGAGCGAGGCAAGCGCTACGGCTTTTATCTGTTTAAAGGCAAGGACTTAACCGCAGGAAATAACGACGGCAACAACCCTTGTATATTTGCTAGAGAGTTTGACAACGTAAACGACCAAGAGTACGAAACCTGCAACGAAAACAGAAAGAATTTTATAGTAGTAGCAGGCAAGGCAGCGGACGGCGAAACAGATACGCCAATAGTAACGGCATATACGGAAGAGGCAGCAGGCTTGGAACTGGAAGAGGTATACTGCGACGCAAGCAGCATAAGCAGAACATATACTGACGACGACGGGCAGCAGCAAACAATACCGCTAGACGATTACTACGAGCAGCTAGAAACAAAGGCAGCCACAGAGCTAAGTAGCTATAAAGAAACTATGAACTTTGAAAGCGGCATAAACACCCAGTCTACTATGAGGTACAAAGAGGACTACAACATAGGGGATAGGGTAACGTGCTTAGACAAAAGCTGGAATATTAAGCTAGACGCCAGAATAACGGCTATAAGCGAGACATACCAGCAAGGCAAAAAAGAGATAGCGGCGACCTTTGGAGAAAGCGAGCCGAGCTTACTAGATAAAATTAGGAAAGTGAGGTAAAAATAGTGGCAAATTTTCTACCATTTAACAGCATAGACGGCGACAGAGCTATAAAAGCCGAGGACTGGGCGTGGTACTTCGGAGCTATCGTAGCAAATGGCGTATTTCCTACACCTACTACGGGCTTGCAGGTAATGGCAACTAGCGGAATGAAAGTAGAAGTAAAAGCAGGCAAGGGCTTTATTAACGGCTACGCATTTAAGCAAGACAGCGACAAAGTATTTACATTACCTACAGCAAACGGGATGCTGCCAAGAATAGACCGAGTAGTATTACGCTGGGACTTAGCGGGTAGGCAAATGCTTATAGACATACTTGTAGGCGTGCCGTCAGCAAGCCCAACAGCGCCATTATTGACAAGGACTACGGAAGTATACGAGCTGGGCTTAGCGGATATTTACGTAGCAAAAGGCGCTATAGAGGTAACTATTAACAATATTACCGACACGAGATACAACAGCGCGCTATGCGGCATTGTAACTGGAGCTATAGACCAGTTCGACTTTTCGGCGCTTACTACCCAGTTCGACGCTTGGTACGCAAGCTTTAAAGACCAAGTTATAGCGGAGTATTCCAGCTATGCAAATGCTGTAAACACAGCTATTACAAAATCTACCACAGCCACAAGCAACGCTAATACGGCCGCAGATGCAGCTAACGCAGCAGCAGAAAGCGCCAACAAGGCAGCAGCTGCGGTATATACAGACAGAGACTTTTTATTACTAAAGAACGACGACGGCAGCTTATCGCTTACATATAACGGCGAAGAATAGAAAGGAGCTTAAACAATATGTCAACACAGAGTATAGACTTAGTTAAAGACAGCACAATGCAGGATATAGCGTACAGCTTAAGAACTCTTGCAAATATTAACGCTGGCGAGCTTGCGGATATGGCAGCTATTAGAAAGCTGGTACGTTCTGGAAACGCAGCTAACGTGTTTGCTATCGGCGACCAGATTAACGTACCTTGGACAGACAGAGTAACGGGCACAGAGTACGTAGTACCTATGGACGTAGTGCACCACGGAGAAGTTACACTAAAGGACGGCGAGGTAGTGCCAGCTATGTATTTACAATGGCATTATGCTACACCTTTTGGCGTACAGTTCAACCAGTATCAAGCTTTTTACTACTGCGAAACAGAGTTAGCAGCAGGCGACTACTACGTAAGTATGGGCGCAAGCTGGGGCGATAATGTAGTAAAAGACAAGACATACCACTTTACACTTACGCAGGCAGTACCAGCAGGCGGCCAGCTGGCAGGCTTTAGAGGTGCGCCAGACAATGCGCCTAGCAGCTGGAAAGTATACGCTTACGCGAGCAAGACAGCTACAGAACCGCAGGAAACAGTTAGCGTAACAGAGGGTATTAAGGGTACATTACTTGGAACATTTACGGCAGCAGGCGACGGCAATATTAACAGCATCCAGAGCACAGCATACGGCTACAACCGCTGGGGACAGAGTGCTATTAGACAATGGCTTAATAGCGAGGCAGGCGCTGGCGAATGGTGGACGCCACAGAACAACTACGACAGACCAGTAGACCAAGTAACAAAGGCAGGCTTTTTAAGTGGCTTTGAGCAGGAGTTTTTAGACTGCCTAACACCTATTAAAGTAACCACGGCGCTTAATACAGTAACAGACGTAGGCGACGGAACGAGCGAAGATACCTACGACAAGTTCTTTTTGCCGTCTCTGGAGCAGATTTACACAACGCCACAGCTTGCAGGCGTAGAGGGCGAGTACTGGGACTACTGGAAAAGAGCGCTAGGACTTACAAAGCCTAGTAGCTGGCATCCGAGCGTATATCCAGAGTATATTACTTATGGTATCGAAAACAAGACAAGCACCCAGCACGTGCGCTTGCGTAGTGCTTACCGCGGGTACTCGTACTATACGTGGCGCGTGCTCGCGGGCGGGAACGTCAACAGCTACGGCGCTATCTACGCTAGTCGCTGCGCGCCAGCTTGTGCAATTTGCTAATCTAAACCAATACCCAGCCAACGCCTTGGCTGGGTAGGGAATACGACAAAGAAAGGACTAAACGACGTGTCAGTACCAGAAAGTGAGAGAGGCAAAGGCAAGTTTGACGTGCTTATTAAGGCGAACGACTTAGCGACTTATACAATTAGAATAACCAGAAACCCTAAAGTATTTTTGCCAGAATACCAGACAGCGCTAACAGACGATATTATTAGAGCCGCCAAGAATGTATTTATATACGCTTGGACAGCAAACAATATTAGAGTAGACGGCGAGCGGGAGAACTGGGAACAGAGAAAAGGGCTACAAGAGGCGGCCGCGCGAGAGTGTAATACACTACTGGCACTCGTGCAAATGGCTAAGCCCGTATACCACTTAAAAAGCAAACGCGTAAAATACTGGGGACAAAAGATAATTAACACCAGAAACGCTATTAGAGAGTGGAAAGCAGGAGATAATAAACGCTATGGAAATCTATAGCTTTTATTTGTGGCTGTAAGCTATACCCAGAACGTGCGCTTGCGTAGTGCTAACCGCGGGAACTCGTACAATACGTGGAACGTGAACGCGGGCGGGAACGTCAACAACAACAACGCTATCAACGCTAATCGCTGCGCGCCAGATTGTGTAATACAGTTAGACAATGGCTACCCCATAGGGGCGGCGCTCTAATATAAAAATAGCACAAGGAGCTGAACGCCACGCCGTAAAAGGCAAAACAATACTACGGCGATACAAACAGCCTGCGGGCTGGGAGTTATACACGTCGTGGAAATTTAAAAAATGGATGATATGGACAGTATCGAAGAGAATGTAATAGGGTTTGATGCGCTTTATAACTCTATGGAGAAATGCAGAAAAGGCGTTATGTGGAAAGATAGTACAGCGCATTACTTCTTAAACGCAATAGAAGAAACGCTAAAACTGGAAAAGAGCTTAAAAGAGGGCACGTACAAAGCACGAAAGCCCACTACTTTTACAATTACTAGCCCAAAAGTGCGCGAAATAGTCAGCGTGGCTTTTCGCGACAGAATATACCAGCGTAGCTTAAATGATAACTCTATATACCCACAAATGACGCGCAGCTTTATAGCTAATAATCTAGCCTGCCAGATAGGCAAAGGGACAGACTTAGCGCGGGAGCGTATGAAAGAATACATACGCTGGATGTATAGAAGATACGGCACAGACTTTTACATACTACAATGCGACATACACGGCTACTACCCAAATATGAGACACGACGTAGCTAAAGCAAGATTTAAGAAAGGCTTAGACGCTTGGACGTATGGAAAGGCTATAGCGGTACTAGACGAGCAATACGACGGAGAAATAGGCTATAATGCAGGCTCACAGCTGCTACAAATAGCCTATTTCTCCGTCGTATTGC